TGTCTGGCTCTGGCTCGGGCTCTGGCTCTGGCTCTGGCTCTGGCTCTGGCTCTGGCTCTGGCTCTGGCTCTGGCTCTGGCTCTGGCTCTGGCTCTGGCTCTGGCTCTGGCTCTGGCTCTGGCGATGGCTCTGGAGTCTTAACTTTCTTCGTTCCTGCCATTTGATATATATAAATAAAATTTTTTGATGGAAACAACACACGTATGTTTTTGTATTAACGCCTATTTGCGTATCCCATGGTTCCGCCTCTAATCTGTCCAGCCAAAAAGGCAGTGTCCTTCGAGAGACCCTTATCAGCATATATTTCTTCCCTTGCACCTAAAGCTGCCTTCCTGTACCTGTTAGATATTATACCGAGAGCACCGGCTGCTACCAGAATAATTCCATACATTTTGGTATCTATTTTCTTGGTATTCCGAATCATGAAAATATGGTAAACTAATACAGAAACTAAGCCATAAAGCAGAAAAGCATCGCGGTCAGAGAGACCCCCGGTTGAAATATTGAACTTCAAGTTTTCAAAGAGGTTGGCAACTATATTCAGCATTCTTTATATAATCAATACAAATTAATTGCTAAAAGCAACTCCAGCCATACCTTGTGTTATCCGGAGTATGTTGTAGTTGACTGCATACACCCTGTGAAGTGCGTTACCACCGGTTGGGGCGGTAATATTGAGCTTGGCTGTATCTATGCGGCTGAAATTGAGGGAACCCGATGGCTGCTGCTTAGACATATTGAGGCAGAATGGCCATGTGAATACTGGGAGGTCATCGAGAATGGTGTCTGGCAGTGTCTCACAGTGCATCTCGTGGACTACATTGTGATGGTATGCATTTGACGTTGTGTCAAATAGGGTGGTACCATTGATATACAATGAAGAATCTCTGAAGTTGTATTCGGTGTACCATGGGTTGTTTGTTGCCTTTCCAGAAATGAGATGAACAGCCTTCACTGGGTGGTTAAAGTATGTGAGATCGAACTCGGTGTCTGTGTTGGATGCCAGGACGTGCTGAACCTGGTGGAAGAGTATCTCGTGTGGCTGGCTTGTGAAATATTCACGCTCGTCTGTGTCGAGGTAGATGAAGTTTGCCCATATCTTTGGCGATACGGCTGGTGTAGAGAATCCGTTGCGGCAGCGGATGCGGAGTTCAACCTGATGATACTGGAGTGCGACTAATGGAAGTGCCTTTGTCCAATCCTCACCGAAGAAGAATGGGAGCATAACATAGTCTGTACCACCGGAGGCACCGGTGGAATTTGCCTTGGCGACATTTGTGTGGACAGTGCACGTGGAACGAGCCTGGTTAGACCTGTAGAGGGTCTCGTGGATTCCCTGTAGATAAAGAGAATCGAATGACATGACCTCTTGGCCTCCGATGGAGAGAGTGAACTCGAACAGAGTCTGGTCGTTATTTGAGTAGATACCACTTGTGTTGTTCTGAACATCGCGTATTCCTGGCGATTCGATCCAGATATAACTAAGAAGATCGCCCTGGGATGGGATCTGGACGGTAACATCACCATTTGATGTGAATTCTCCGATGTAGTTGAGCTTTGTTGGCTTCATGGCAAAGTTTGTGTGGCGCTTGTAGTTCTGGCGAAAGAAGGAAACCTGAGGCTCCCCTGTAATGTACACATCTTGGACACCTTTTGAGACGAGTTCTATGAGTGCACCCGACATCTATGTTATACTACTAATGGAGAAAGTTTTTGATTAAAGTTTTCAGCATATAATAGAATAAAGGGCATGAAGTTCCAAGCTTCGTCTTGGGAGGCTCGAGATGTGGATGATGAGTACATTATCAGTATATTTGGTAGGAGTGATACTGGCAAGTCGGTCTGTGTAACTACGGCATTCAATCCATATTTCTTTGTGAAGCTTCCCATTCGTTCGACGGAGGACAGTGCACGAGTCATGTTTCAGAATATAAAAAGGGCCTGTCCGAGTGTGCTAAGCTATGAGATTTTGAAATCCAAAGACCTGTGGGGATTTCAAAATAATGAGAAGTTCTTCTTTATGAAATTGAACTTCAAGACACTTTCGCAGATGAAGATCTGCGACCGCAAGCTCCAGAGGCCAATCGGTGAAGATGTATATCCTCTTAAGGTGTATGAGAGCAATGTAGATCCCTTTCTCAGATTCATGCATCGAACTGGTATAAGTAGTACTGGGTGGCTAGAGACTGGAGACAAATGTGTTCGCAATAACATTTCTCGCGTTGATATTGACCTATTCTGCAATGACTGGCGTTCCCTGAAACCGGATGACACAAAGGGCAACGCGCCATTTGTCGTGGCTTCATTTGATATTGAGACATACAGTTCCACCGGAGAGTTCCCCGATGCCGATGTTGAGGGTGATGAGATTTTCCAGATTGGGATTACATTGAAGCGTCTCGGTGAGAAGGAGATCTACAATCATACATGCCTCTGTTATAAGCAGACTTCTCCGGTTGAGGGAGCGGAAATTATCTGTTATGAGACGGAGCGGGATCTATTGATTGGATTTTCCGAGTTCATTCGGAAGCATGATATCGATATCCTTACTGGGTGGAATATCTTCGGGTTTGATCTCGAGTACATCTTCAAGCGCTGTGTGATGACGAGGTGTCCTATCGAGGTGTATGACATTGGTAGGCTCAAGGGCATTCATACTGACATGGTTTACAAGAAGTTGTCGAGCAGTGCTCTGGGTGACAATCTACTGAAGCTTCTGCCCATGAATGGCCGGTTCATCTTCGATCTGTTCCACGAGGTGAAGCGTGAGAAAAAGCTGGATAGCTACAAGCTGGATTTTGTGGCCGAGACCTATCTGGGTGACCACAAGATTGACATGTCTCCCAAGGAGATGTTTGCAGCATTCAGGGCGAATGACCCAGACCGTCTAGGCAAAGTTGCAGAGTACTGTGTGAAGGACACGATCCTACCACATCGTCTCACTGACAAGCTATGCACCCTCCTAAATCTTATTGAGATGGCAAAGGCAACATGGGTTCCTCTGAACTATCTAGTCGAGCGTGGTCAGCAGATTAAGGTATTTAGTCAGCTTACCCGCAAGGCGCGTGAGATGGGATTCATGGTGCCCACCATTCGGTATGGAAAGATGCCAAATGACGGTTATGTGGGTGCAACTGTACTTGATGCGCAGAAGGGTGCCTACTATCGTCCAATTACGGCACTTGATTTTGCAAGCCTGTATCCTTCGATCATGAGGGCACACAACCTGTGCTATTCCACGCTTGTGTTGGACCCCAAGTATGATAACCTCCCGGGCGTGACCTATGAGAGCTTTGAGATCCCAGTTCCAGGCAGGGGGTTGGTGACGTATAAGTTTGCACAGGACGTTCCTGCACTTCTTCCGTCCATTCTAAAGGAGCTTAGTGACTATCGCAAGCAGGCTAAGAAGGATATGAAGGATTTCCCAGACCTCTATGAGGTTTTCAATGGCAAGCAGCTTGCGTATAAGATTTCGTCCAACTCTGTATATGGATTTACAGGTGCTATGAAGGGTATCTTGCCATGTGTTCCTATTGCTTCTACTGTTACCACCAGAGGTCGGCAGATGATTGAGGAGACAAAGGAGTATGTTGAGGCAAACTTTCCCGGCGCCAAGGTTAGGTATGGTGATTCTGTAACTGGTGATACACCACTTCTAATCAGGTTGAGTGATGGTTCTATTCATACAAAGAGGATAGATGAACTTACTAACGAGTATCACTGTGCTGACGGTGGTAAGGAGTCATTCCCATGTAATTATGAAGTCTGGACTGAGAATGGGTTTACACCTATTGAAAGGGTTATCCGCCACAAGACTACAAAGAAACTGTTCCGTGTTCTTACTCATACAGGTGTCGTGGATTGTACCGAGGACCATAGTCTCCTAGACCAAACTGCATCAATGATTAAACCAACTGATGTTACTATTGGTACAAAATTGCTTCATGGTGATACAATTGATGCGTTTGATTGTGTTGATATGACAGTTGATGTTGATGAAGCCAAGGTTATGGGGTTCTTCTTCGGAGATGGTTCATGTGGTCACTATGGAACCAAATTCACTTGGACTCTCAACAATTCAAACCTTGACTATCTCCTTGAGATGCAGAAACTGTGCCCATTTGATACAAAGTTATATGACACTGTTGAGAGTAGTGGTGTGTACAAGTTGAATGCTTGTGGCGATGTCAAGGTTATTACAACTAGGTATCGCACCATGTTCTACAATGACGCACGGGAGAAGATCGTACCATCTTGTATTCTTAATGCACCTATTGAAGTTGTTCAGTCGTTTGTTGATGGGTACTATATGGCGGATGGTGACAAGGACGCCTGTGGATACACGCGAATGGATTGCAAGGGTAAGCAGGGTACGATGGGTCTTCAGCTATTGGGTAGGCGTCTTGGTTACAATGTAAGTCTTAACACGCGCGACGACAAGCTAAATGTGTTTAGGCAGACATGGACGAAATCTAGTCAGAGAAAGGAACCTACCGCGATCAAGAAGATTGAATATCTTGGCGAGACTGAGCAATATGTGTATGATTTGACAACCTCGTCGCATCACTTCCACGTTGGACCCGGCGAATTGATAGTCCATAACACTGATTCGGTGATGGTTGAATTTGACACAACTGGTATGTCCGTTGAGGATGCTTTGGAGCATAGCTGGAAGCTTGGTGAACAGGCTGCAGAGCAGTGTACAAAGTTATTCAAGAAGCCGAATGACCTTGAGCTTGAGAAGGTGTATTATCCGTATTTCCTCTATAGCAAGAAGCGGTATGCAGCAAAGCTATGGACAAAGGGTAAGGATAACAGGATGCATATGGATTACATTGACATTAAGGGTCTTCAGGTAGTCAGGCGCGACGGTATCAGGTATACCCGTGATGTCTGCAAGGAGTTGTTTGATGTCATACTTGAGAGCAACAATCCGGATGCAGCAAAGCAGCTTGCGATTCAGCGGGCTACTGAGCTGATTGATGGCAGCGTACCCATGGAGAAGCTTATTTTGTCACAAAAGCTTGCTGGTTCTTACAAGGGTATGGAAAAAGGTGATGGATATGATAACGTTAACATGGCACACACAAGGGTTGTATCTAAGATGAGAAAGCGCGAACCGGGCTCGGAGCCACAATCTGGTGACCGAGTGCCATATGTTATTACCGACACTGGAGATCCCAAGGCCAAGATGTTTGAAAAGTCGGAGGACCCTGTATATGCCCGCAACAATGGGATCAAGCTAGATTATCAGTACTATTTCACAAACAAGTTCATGAAGCCCGTGTGTGACATTTTAGAGCCGCTGGTGGACGACCCCAAGATTGAGATTTTTGGGGGCATCTTGCCAAAGAAGAGGCGAGGGCAGAAGAAGTTAACTGATTATTTCGCAAAATAAGGATATACAGCTATATATCAGAAATGGAGGAGATAACTAGGATAATCGAGCGTGAGATTAATGACCAGGTTAGCAAGAGACTCACCGATTTTATAATCCGAGTATCAAGGGATTATAAAATCCCTACAAAATTGCTCTTGAGGTACCTGGAAGAACCGGTGTCAGAAGGTAAGGACGTGTGCTGCTTGGGTATTAAAAGGGATGGCAAGAGGTGCTCTCGGGCACCAAGGGTAAATGGATATTGTGGACATCACAAGGAGCAAGGCAAAGAACTTAAGAAACCTGTGCATATTAACAACGAACGTCAGGTACATGTTGCATCGGATGTCACACCGAAATCGGGGGTTATAGATATGAGTCTTATAAGGATATAAATGAGTAGATCTGATATACTTCTTGAGTCCATCAACAAATTTTATGAGGACCAAGACAATGCCAATGTGTTCAAGGGACTTGTGCAGTCCAGGGATGGCGGTGTATCTCTCAGGTCTCTCGAACACTTTATAACTAATTATGCCAAGAAAACGAACGCCACATATAAGACATCGGATGGTCGTATATTTGCCGTGCACTGCTCTTACAAGGCTAGCCTAGATGGATACAGTAAGAAGCTATTTGATCCATTTGCCAGAGCACACAAATTTGAGTATACATTGCCAGCTACAGGTGAAAAGATTGTAACCACGGTGGCACAGTTAAACTTTATAAGATGGGTTATCAAAAATGATATCATTACTCATCTGAAACTCTACAAAACCCGTTCTCAAATGTAATAGTCATGAAACCGGTATAATACGAATGAAATTTGTACTCACTCGTTGCGTTTGCATTCAATATGCCACGGAGAAACGCTCTTTCCATATTCACTCTCCTGAAGTCAAGTTCCCCAGTTGGATAGGGGTCATGAGGCTTTAGGGAAAATGTATATGAGAAGATGTCTCTATCTGGTGGATATAGACCGGATTGTATGTATTTGTAAAAATGGCGCGCGTGTATAAGCGTCCTCGTGGGGTCGATTGATGGGCCGGGCGTGTTGACGCCGTTTATGAATATGTCCATATTTGACATGATGGGGTTCGTCTCTTGTTCTGTCTCACTATTGCTAAAATTGAAGCGATGATCCATATTTTTTGTCGTGCTGGCATCTTCAAAATCTGTCCTTCTAAAAAACCAGAACAGTGTTCTCACCCGAGTATTAGAAACCAATGTACTCTTTACAAATTCTGTATTTGCTTCTATATCCAATACTGGCTGCCGGCGTATGGCATTGAAAGTCATGGATGGGTTGTGGTACCTTATGAAGTTTGTCTCTTCATCCGTAAGGACGATAGAATCTGTTATACAGTCAAACTTGTCCAGATTGACAGTCCGTTTTGTATCAGTGAAAAATGATATTGGATTGAACTCTATAATTATTTGAATTTTCTGTTTGTGAATTGCACACAAGGGAAAATATGTTTTGAAGTAGTCATTATCCATGAGCTTGTTGTCAGAATCATTGATGCCGTATGTGTGTGAAAAGAAGAGTGGTATTGGTATAATTATATTATCCCTGTTATTCACAAGAGAATTAATAGCTCTTTTACGAGCGTCATTGTGAAAAAGCTGATTATGCATGACAATCCAATCTCCGTAGATGTTTTCAATCTCGTTCTCGTCTACCCGGAAGGTGATCTTCTTTATAAGATGAAAACCTATGTCATTCACATATCGGGTGTAGTCTCTAGCGTCTAACAGTTCAGGGATTCTGCATGATATATACATGTTAGCCAAGAGGTCACCCATCGTTTTGGGGTTAAGTTCAAATTGAACAGTTTGATTAAAAGGCCAATTTTCACCGGCACCTACAGCGGGTCTATATACGCTACGCACGCTCTGATAAAGACTAAAATTAGAATGTCTTTTTGTACTATAATTAAAATGCGACTGCTGTTTGTCATCTGAGGTTAAGAAGGTCTCTTGCCCTCCTATAGCATCAAGTGACAGTATAGCACCCGATGACGCCATTACATTTCAGTTAGATATTATTAAGCCACATATCCGTCACCCGCGTCTCCCTCAGCTGCTCGAGCTCTATAGAGGCCCTCTTTGCATCCTCTGCCAACTTCTCAGCCGCCTCCTCTGTGTACATGTAGGTCTTGATATTCAAGAGGTAATCGAAGCTCCCATCTATCCTCTTGAAGAACTTTTGGAGGTTTCCCTCAAGGTCCACCTTCTTGCGCTTGAACACAATAAGATCGCCGTCTGAAACCATCCGGATGAACCTGGACTTTGCCGTCAGCTCAGCTGCATTGCGCTCGAGCTTCTCAACGAGGTGGTCCTTGCGCCTCCTGTAAGCATCCAGTCTCACCTCAATGAAGTCCACCAGAATCTCCTCTGGCGAAGAGTATTTCTTGATTCCTTGCGTGGGATGGAACAGGTGCATGTTGCTAACATGGATAGACTTTGCCAGCTTGAAGTCCTTGATGATATTCGTTCCACAATAATCTTCAATAACAAAGTTTACACTGTCAGTTGTACTTGCATTCTTGTATCCAGAGATAACCTTCTTGTCAATGAGGCCATCGAGATGCGCCTTGTAATCATCCGTCCATAGTCCAGGGGGGAGTTCCGTTATGGTGATATTCCTGCCACTTGCAGAATAGAGTCCAGTGGCGGTCCATGAAGTCCCATCTCTCTGGATAAGACCCTTGAACCCCCTTACCCAGGGGGCCATGGGCTTCAGAACCTCACCCCTCAGAGCCCTTTTGATGTTCTCTCTGATGTCAGCCGGGTTGTAAGATGGCACATTACTTGAAAATCCAGTGCCAATCCCCTCTGTACCATTTACCAGTACCGTGGGAATAACTGGGATATAGTACTCAGGTTCCACGCTCTTGCCGTCATCCTCAAGGTAGTTGAGGATTGCGTCATCATCTTCATGGAACGTCTTGCGAGCACATGGCATGAGCTTTGTGAAGATATACCTCGTCTGGCTAGAGTCCTTACCACCCATGAGACGAGTGCCAAACTGGCCACAGGGCTCTAGATAGTTCTCATTATTGGAGCCCGTAAAGTCTTGCGCCATACGGACGATTGTGTCCGCCAGGGACACCTCGCCGTGATGATAAGCAGACACCTCTGAAACGTAGGCGGCCAATTGCGCAACCTTCATATCACTTGTGAGGCGTCTCTTGAAGCAGCCGAAGAGCACCTTGCGCTGAGACGGCTTGAATCCATCCATCACATGTGCGATAGACCGACGCAGGTCGGCGAGACTGAAGTTTACCATATCACGATGGATGAACTCTGAAACGCCAAGCTTGGTGATATGCCCGTAATTCACCTCGAGCTCGTCTGATGGCTTATCACTTGCATTAAGAAGCCAGTTCTTGCGAGCATCGGCTTTGGTCTTTTCGAAGGCTAGGTTCATTGTCTCGTCGATATTCTCGTCTGCTGTAAACTGGACAGTGAGCTTGTCGATGGCGCGGAAGTACTCCTTGGCCTCCTCACCTGTGCTGGTACCCAGACCCTTGTAGTACTTAATCTTCCACCCGCCATTTGCATTCGAACCCCACCAATCATTGAATGCAGACTGAGTAAAGAATGACTTTGACTGCTTCCCCCGTGTTGCCTTGATTATAGGAGTCACCATGCTCACCAAGAATCCAAGGTCAATCAGAGACGGCCAGAAACAATGAATCATGTTGGTAACCAGGCCCTTGATATGAGACCCGTCATGGTCGGCGTCTGCCATGATCATAAGATGGCCGTATCGAAGTTCACCGAGGCTGGTGTAAGTCTTGTCCTGCTGCAATCCCAGAATCTTCTTCACGTTGTTGAATTCTTCGTTAGCCATGAGCTGAGCAACACTCGCTTCGCGGACATTCCTGGGCTTACCGCGGAGTGGGAAGACGCCATACCTGTCTCTACCAACAATGGACAGCCCGGCAACAGCCAGGGCCTTTGCAGAGTCTCCCTCTGTGAGAATAAGAGTGCACATAGAACTCTTGGCCGTGCCAGCCCAATTCGCGTCGTCGAGCTTGGGAATCCCGGTTAGCCTACTCTTGCGCTGACTGCCGTCAGTCTTCTTGAGTTCGCGGAGTTCCTTGAACTTGGACAAGGCCATGACCTCATCTTGGATGCCAAGCTTGAGGACATTCTTGATGAATGTTTTCGGGGGCTCAAATCTGCTCCCAAATTCGGCCGGCTTGAGGGTACACTCGGACTTTACCTGACTAGAAAAGCTAGGATTCACCAGAGTACTCTTGACCAACACAAAGAGGGTGTTCTTTACCTGAGATGGCCTGAGTTTGGCCTTCTTCGCCAGTTCGGTGATTACCCCATTTGTGATTATGCCAACCACATGGTCAACGTGAGAACCTCCGTGTGTAGTGCAGACGCCATTCACGAACGAAACCTGTTGAAATCCATCTGGGTTGCACGCCACGCTCACAGACCATCTATCACTTGTCACAGTATGGATGGGAGAATCTGTGTACATACCCATATAATCGGCACACGAGATCGACGGCAGCTGCCTGTTCTGGAAGCTCACCTTGCAGCCAGATGTGCAAAAGGCCGCATCATAGACCCGCTTCTCGATAATCTTAAACATGTCAGCATCTAGGTTCTTCATTCCGAACCGCTTCCAGTCCGGGGTAAATGATATTGATACTGAACTTGATGTGCGATTGTATTTCTTGATTTTGGGTGGGTTGCAGGTCTTCATGTTGTTCTCCCACACCTGGTTGTACTCTTTCTTATTCCTGCCATCCTTGATGGTGATCTCGAAGCGGGACGAATAGATGTTGGCGAGCTTTGCGCCGTATCCATTCCTACCACCAACCACCCGCTCCTCCTTGTCATTATAATTTGTGCTGGTTAGGAGGTGCCCAAATGTAAGTTCGGGGTTCCACACGTTCTCGGTTGCGTGCATGAGTACCTCAATCCCTCCTAGCGGACCACTATTCTCCACGGTGATGATATCGCCATCCACTGCAACGTTGATTGTCTTGGCTTCCTTGGGGAATAGGGAGTTGCGGTCTATCGCGTTCACAAGAATCTCGTCGAAGATCTTCAGAAGTGCGGGCGAGAAAGTCAGTTCCTTCATCATGAACTTGTCAGAGTTTATCACCCACATATTCTCCCTTGTACGGGAAGTGGGCCCAACATATGAATCTGGACGTATGAGTACATGCTCAAGGTGGCTGACCTTTTTCACAGTTTCAGACATGACGCTTTCATCTATATATCTGTAAAACTTTAAGAATATTTGTACATTTTTTTTGTCATGTAGATTATATAATGGTGAATACAGGTTCACCAAAATGGGCGGAGAAACCTTTTAGGCTAGCTGCGTATTCCATGTTTGTAGTTTCATTTGCAATACTTGCATTTACAACCTATAAGAGATATGTTCAAGATAAAGCGCTTGATGAGAGGATGAAGTTGGCACACAAGATTTCATTAGGAACAACTCCAGCTCTTCTTATATTAGTAGGGTTTATGATGACAAAATCCATAAGCAAATCTGACATAACGGCCGCCATGAAGATGCCTATAGGCAAGATTAGCGCCGGCCTGTCAGAACTTAAGAGTGTGACATGATGTAAATTTCCTCGTCATATATTAGATGTTGCTTGTTGCTACTATACTTATTTTAGTGGGTCTATTTTTTATAACCAGGAAAGGTCTGCCACATGACAAGATACGCAGTCTCACACAAAAGTCTGCCGCGATGGCCATTCAGGCGCAGCAAGATACAGCACCCGTTCAGGCTATAGTTCACGCCACGTACGCGAACGCATACTTGGAGGTCCTCAGGTCTCTTGCTTCTGATAGGGAGATCCAGCAGGCGTCTGGGGTGAATATTAAAGTTTTTGAAGAACATATAAACAACGTTCAGCACTCCGTTACCCAGAAGGTCCTCGAGAAGGTACCAGACTTGGCAGGGACTGTCGACCTTTATCTTCACAGTATTTCCATTCCGAGTATTGACTGGGCAAAGAATTCCAGGGGGCGAACGGGCTCATAAAGACATGTGCCTATGCATATCTAGAAGTGAGGATGGGCCTGTCTGAAGCCGTCGCCAAACTGCGTGCTTGTAACAAGAAGATTGCAGAAGAAAGGAAAATGCGGTCAATAATCTTCCTTGATAAACCCCCGCAACCTCGCACATGTTCGGCAGTTACGATGTCCGGAAACCGTTGCAGTCGGCAGGTGGCCTGCGACGGGCTCTGTAAAACTCACGCGCATTATAATAAAGCTGTAATATAAATGATGGACACAGATACTCTCAGACCAGTCATAATATCCATGGCATTGTACATAGTAGTAGCAAAGCTAGCTCGTCACATGAAACCAACTGGCACACCAGTTGATGATGTTACAGCATTGATGATTGCAAATGAAGGAAATGCAATGGGAGGCGTTATACTTACCGGTGTACTCACTCTTTTGACAACCGTTATAAATGAAAAGATGTTCTAACCTCCTCGTATATAGATTCTTTAGAAACAACCTCTCTTGTAAATGAATGGTCCATGGTCTTTATGTTGTCATTGTAGCATTTCAACATAAATTCCTTTAATTGTTCATAATCTGGCTTCCCCCATATCATACCCTTTTGAAATAGAAAGTCGTCCCTAGGCACCTCTTGACGTCCACACCTGATTGTAAATGGGGTCTTTATATAGTTGGTCATACCACCAAATTCGGGTGCTATCACAGGCTTGTCGCACATCGCAGCCTCTACAGCACCAAGTCCTATACCCTCACTGCTTGAAAAACTGACGTAGCAATCGCAGATATTGTGCAAATGGTCTATAATTTTTTGAGGCTGCAATTTGTTTAAAATGTATACATTAGGGATGTCGACTTTTACCTCCCTCTTGCATGTCGCCTTCATGACCATGATGCAATCGGGGAGATTAAGCTCCTGAAATGCCCTTAACACATCTGGTATATTCTTTCTCATGTCTACGATATTTCCAATATGGTAAAAGATGTACTTTGATTCGGGAATCCCAAAACGATTTGACAGAGGAATTGATTTCAAATCTGGAAGTGGAACGTGTGCATGAACAATTTTAAATTTAAAATTTGGGAAATTTTTTTCAAAAATATTTTTGCAGAATTCCGAAGGAACTGCAACCGTTCCAGCAGCTTTGATGAGTTCTCCATAAGCCGGATGGACCGTCTCCGTTTCACACACTGTCATGCATATCAATTTGTCCGTGATTGTTTTCAATACATTTATACAATTTATCCATTCTGGCAAGGGCAATGCATAGACCATGACATTTGAATCTTTTTCAATATTTGTAAAATTATTTATTTCGATATATTTTGCATTTTCAAAAATATTTTTGTATTTGAATAGATGTTGACCCATCCCGGATAGGAGTGTAGGGCCTATGAGATAGTCTATCATCTTCTGATAGGAGGATTCATAAAAACAGGTGGAGCTTCACGCGGCCTGTTTTTAGTCAGATAGACCACTAATCCAACAACGAGCACGATTGGTATTACCACCGTATAAAGTGGTATCTTCTTTTTTGGTTCGGCTGGCATGACCAGCTGCGGGGGTGGCATTTTAGAGATGTGGTCGGAGAGCTTGTCAATCGCAATAGCCAATTTATCCGGCTTTGGAGCCTCGTGGTCAATTGTTGTGATTTCTAAAATCATCATCCACCCCGAATCATCCTGTAGAGGAGATCGTTCGCGGTTTAGTCCACCCAATTGTGTGTGCTTAATTGTTAATCTGTCCAATGTAATTGGATAGAAATATCTCGGTGGTGTGTCATAACTGTATCTGGCCGACTGGTCTCTAGCTATATCATCAACTTGATTTATGCTCGCATCCCTGTCAATAGGAATTCTAGCAAATACCATGCCCAACTCGGCGTCAAGTATCTGCGCCTTTTTTGGTATCTCTTCTATTTGCAGATCTATAAGATAACCACCTGCGAAAACATTTCCGCGCAAAGTTGCTATCTGATAATCGACTAGACGTACACATATTACATCCTTCATGCTCTCCATGAATACATTGGATTCTAGGCCAAACACAAATTGACAGTTATCAACTGTACCAGATGTCCTTACTCTGCTATCGAGAGATATCAACTGGGTTTTCTTAGGAATCGTATTCAGGTCCATCTTATAAATAATGTTACATATTATTATATGAAAAATGAGTTCATTTCAGATGTTGGCCGGTGTAGTACCAGTCCTAGGTATTGTATTCGCAGCTGGCGCACAGGTTAACCGTATAGATGATTTATTTACAAGGGCTGCAGCACAAGAAGCGGAACAGAGACATACAGGAGACGTGATTCTGGAGATTCACAAGAAGGTCACTAGGATTGAAACCATAGTGGACGAGCGCTTAAAGCCAGTCAACTAAACGTATACAGGATGTTTATATTCAGTTTTACTGCACTGTGTTTTGCGGGATTTGTTCTTTATGAACAGTTCATAAAGAGAGACCCTCCAGATGCCGCCGAACCAGATGAACCTGAACCCGGAACGGACGAGTACTATGTGTGGGAAGGGGGCATACATATTTAGGTACAATAAAGGTAAAGCATCTAAACAAGACTAGGATGAGGACCGTGGTGGCCCTGATACTACTCCACCTCCTCTACCTTTGCCTCGAGCATATACATTTCAGGTGTTGCGTTACTCCATTTTTCGGCCTGTTTTCTCATTCCAACATTATATGCACTAATCTCAGACATGTTAGCAGTCATGTCGGAAATCTCGTTGGCAATGCTATGTCTCTCACAGTAGTCAATATAGTCGAGATACTCTCGAAGTCTATTAATAAGTAATACTGCGAATGTATATCGATTCATCATCTACTTAAAAATATACCACTATTTTTAGTTAGATGGAGTGGCGAACGGCAGACGCCAATGAGCTCCGTTCATTTATCAGGGATCACATGCTCCCTAGGTTGGACCGTCTAGAAAATGAGGTTCAGATATTAAGGGCCGTCTGCTGGCCTGTATGTCAATCACTTAGAGAGAATGGACATCAACTGACGGATATAAATAACAAGATAATCTTCCTATCTACACTGCACCCTGATGATGCGGATAAATTGCTTAAGGAAAAGGCTAAACTTACCCGTAGTATGAAATTGGGTGGTTCGAACTGTATAGAGGAGGAGCGGAGGTTAGTCATAAAGTCTAAGAACTTCTGATACAGCTTCATGCCTCTGAATATCTTCGTCATTCAACTTGATGTATGTAATATATTCTGGTTCGGTCAGCCGTCCTGTAATATCTAGAAGCCCGTTAGGTGCATCTATATCCAGGTCACACTGATCTATATCACCGGTGACTACCATCTTGCTGTTTTCACCCAATCTCGTCAAGAACATCTTCATCTGATTTGTGGTTGTGTTTTGCATTTCATCTCCTAGAACATACGAATTTGTGAATGTCCTACCTCGCATATATGCAAGAGGAGCTATCTCAATTGAACCCTGTGCCATGAACTGTCTTACTCGGCTCTTGGTGAAATACGAGTCTAGGATGTCCATTATTGGTCTCATATAAGGGTCCATCTTCTCCTCGAGCTTTCCTGGAAGATATCCTAGGTCTTCATCTGCACACACTGCCGGCCTAGTTATAACCAGACGGTCAATCTGCTTAGCATAAAGCTTCTCGGCACCAACCTGACATGCCAATATGCTTTTGCCAGAACCAGCTGGGCCCGTTGCAATGACTATAGGCTTCAAGTTTGAACGGAGTGCATTGAGATAGATGGACTGTCCGGCTGTGGCAGCCCTGATTATATTCATGTCTACGTGTGCGCCCACTTCTTTAAACTAAATTATTTGTACATTATACAATGTACAACAAATTTGCCCTTTTTATGAATCTCGCAGCCGCCACCTGTACATCCTTTATCGATATCATATTTCCAAATGTCACTCAGGATATAACTATGTACATATGCAATAATATACACACTATCGCCGCTCAGGCTCTTATAGAATAGAATACATGTAATATACAAATGGATAACCCTCTAGCTACCACGTTTACCCGCGCATTTGAGCCGTCAGACCCGAAGCATGTCATCTGGTGGAAGATGCTATGCAATGAACTTCAAAATCAGGGAGACCCTCTTCGAGTTGTAAAGAAGAATCCAATGAATCTCGAGTTTCAAGAGAGAGATGTTATGGACCTGGTGTTTATACAGTTTAGTATTGGCCTAAAGTATGCTATTGCTACACTGGAGGGCAAGTCGTGGTCTCCCGCCAGAGCTGATACTCGGTGAGTCTAAAGTCAGCTGGCATAGCATCCTCATCCATTCTCATCAGGAGTATAGGACCACGTACACTCTCATGATGGAATGGTGGTGGTAAAACATTCCGATTCTCCATAAGGTCAAATGGAGACTCGTCGCATCTGAGTATGACAACGTCCAGCTCTGGCCATTGGCCTATGAATGTGGCGGTACCTTTTATTAGCCGATATATATCATCCGGTGTGACCTTTATCTCGCAAATATTGCCCTCGTCTTCATTTATTATGATTGCGTATACAGGTTCAAAAGATTCTCTTAGCATATCTTATAATGATCGCCGATTTTGTTAAGCTCTCAGATGGCACAGTAAGATTTACAAATATCAAGGAAGGTACGCCTATTCGGATCCCACAAAAAATCTGATAATATATAAATGAGGAAATCTGATAAATCTGCAGTAATACTGCTTGTATTGATATTCGCCATTGGGATGCTACCCCGTGCAGTTGAGAAGTATATTCTTAACAAGAATCCACAGCGTTACGCTCTGGATTCTGAGTTCATGGCCGGAGGCCGTCTAGGCGGACCATTCCACACCCGCTCTCCAGAAGAGGGTGGTCCATGGAGTAATGATAGCGATTTTATCTTCAAGGGTCCGCTCCCACCACTTTAGGTAATAAAGAAGACATGATATGTATAGATGTGAGGGGAGCCTCACAAGTGTCCCGTTAGCTCAGTTGGTCAGAGCGCAGTGCTTATACATTGATATACCAAGATGATTCATTCCATCAGAGGCACGCTGATGTCACCGGTTCGAGCCCGGTACGGGACATATCTGTTGGTATGCCCGAGTGGTCTAAGGGGGCGGATTTAAGACCCGCTGTCGTCAAGACTCGTGGGTTCAAACCCCACTACCAACATTTGCACCTATAGCTCAGCGGTAGAGCGTGTGTTTAGTAAGCACAAGGTCGTGAGTTCAACCCTCATTGGGTGCAAAAAATGTGTGTGAGAAAACTCAAGTTTTATGGATGTTCTAGGTAAAGATGGCTGCTATACGCCCATACGTCCGTGATGTGTTCAGCGGTATGCTTAACCACCCAGCACCCATAAATCTTGAAAAGTCTATATTCCATTATAGTGTCCAAAAGACCAAGGCCTCAGGTGACATCCCGTCGTGGGAGAACCGCGTATTTAAGGAGATATATAAGAACAAGTATTGCTCTATATTGCAACATCTCAAGAACCCCAAATGCCCATTGAAGGATATGATCAATAACAAGGTCATAAAGAGCTATACGGTTCCAGATATGAGTCCACGGCAGCTGTGGCCAGACGGGCCTTACGACACTCTCTTCAAGGATAGGCGCATGGCAGAGGAGCATCGCAGGGCGTTGGCACAGGCGATGGAAGAGGAGAACAATTACGATGGCATGTTCAAGTGTGGAAGGTGCAAGGGCACTAGGACATCATACTATCAGATGCAGACACGGAGTGCGGATGAGCCTATGACATGCTTTGTAACGTGCTTGGTGTGTCAGAATAGGTGGAAATGTTAGTTCTAATGTAATTAGGATCGGTTGCATCAGGCAATTTTATCCAATATGGAGACCCTCCCAGATCGGTCGTCATGTCCCCTATAGATAACACAAAATTGTAATGCAACGCATCCTTCAATTGAGTCTTCTTTTCGGCTGGCGCGAAAAACAGCTCATCTGGAACTATACCCAATCTGTGCAGCTGTTCCCTTGTCCAGGTCACATTGCCTCTTGTGTTCGGGCGCGCTGTTATTAAAATTATGTTGTAACCTAACATCCTAGCCTTGCAGAGCAGATCAATCATTTCTGGGATTGGTTCTTCTGTGTATGGTCGTAATAACGTGTCATCTATATCAAACATAACGGCGTCATTCGTGTGCGAAACTGGTCTTTGAGATAGCATATATATGGCCATTTTTTTCACACGTTCCATCCTTTAAAGTAAAGAGTCTATTATTTTTTAATGCGTTGTAAGATCATAACAGCTACTGGACGACGGTGCAAGAATTATTGTGGTAACAGTCATGGCAAGTGCCATATCCATTCCGATGACTGTCCTATATGCCTGTGTAACCTGGCTTGTTATGATGACGTTTGTGAATTGCGATGTGGGCATACGTTCCATTCCGGCTGCCTATATAGGTGGAATTATCAGGATTGCAGATGCCCCTGCTGCAGGAATGCCGTTCTTACACCCAGACGCATTGAAATATATCACACTGGGTGTTATAATACACATACTGTTGACACGAGCAATATACACAATTATGTTTCAACCGCCATGCTAGACATGTGCAAGACAGACAAGGTCCGAATGGAATGGGTAGACGACAAGATTATTGTATATGATATGTTATCTGAGCGAGTCATAGACAATTTGGACGCAAACATTTTCATGCAATAATTAAATGGAGCGATGCTGTGGACGCACAAGAGCTGGTAGACAGTGCAAATTGAATGCAAAGGGTAATGTATTATGTTATGATGTATCAGTCCCATCGTGCAATATTCACATGAATGATAACATAATTTATGAATGGTCTAGGCAGCTTATGGATGAACGGGCACCCGGCTTTATACGAGACTACCTAAAAATGTTTGAAACGTGTTACAATCAGATTGGTTTGAATTCTAGGATGTCTCTCGCAATAACAGCAGAACTTTACACCAGAAAAGACCTGAACGAAACACACGATTTATTGTTCGAATATTTCCAGTCTACCCTTAAAAGAGCCACATCAGACCAAGATTGTCCAATATGCCTCAGGGCTGATGATGACTCGGTCGAAACTAGATGTGGTCATTCGTTCTGTAGAAAGTGTATATGTGACTGGTGTTTGACGGGAAAGCCAAACTGCCCCTTGTGTAGAAATAAAATATAGGATTACTATAAATGAAGGTTGAGCCGGTTTCCGTTGTCGTTGGCTTTGTACTTGCACTCGTTATCATAGAGGCAAAGAAGTTCATGGATAGTCGTAAGGAAGGATTCTGCAGCTGCGGTGCCGCGGTATAAAAATGTGTCTATAGATATTTAAGTAATATGAAATGCAAGGGTAAACCTTCGCAAGAGATGGAGTGCTCTGTGTGCTACACGTCTATTGCGAAGTGTCATCTTGTCTGTGGACATGACTTCTGTCATGGCTGTGTGAAGGAGTGGTATCAGAAGTGTGAGGACCACCCCACCTGCCCCATGTGCCGTGGCAACCTCTACTTCCGCGGCATGCGCCATGTGGTTGCAAAGTGGGATGATGCGGCAGAGGAACATAGAGGACAGGAGATTTGGGAGGAGTGTATTGATACCGTTCTTGAATATGGCGATGAGGATGACCTCTATATAATGGAGGAACGCTTCAATACACTCAAGGGTGGCGAGTACTTCGACCCTGATATCATTCTTGATGAATCTATCACCCTCTATAGGTATTCGGCACCCCCCGAGTTCTGGGAAACTCAAAGCTGGCAGAAACTGCTGTTCGTCTCCAAGCACCCGCACAGGCGCCACGCGCGTGTTACCAAGCTGGCGACCCCGCGTAGTAACTGGCTTGTAGTTTAATTCTCTGTAATCTGTAATAGATGCTTCGGAAGCTTCGTACATGGGATTTCGCATCCAAGTTTGTAGCAAGGTCTAGGAAATTGAAGAAGGGGGAGTCAAGACAGTTTGGTGTGTGGACACGTGAACAGCTTATCAGTCTTGGCCCTACATTTGTAAAGTTGGGGCAGTTGGCCTCGACCAGAGTGGACCTTTATGATCCCGAATTTATTGAAGAATTGTCGGTGTTACAGGATGGTGTCATTCCAATACCATCGGAGCAGATCCCAGTTATTCTCGAGAATGAACTAAAACAGCCCATTAATTCGGTATTTGCCGAATTTGACTATGAACCTTTTAAGTCGGCGAGTTTGGGACAGGTTCACACCGCGGTATTGTCATCGGGAGTTCCCGTCGTTGTTAAGATCCAGAGACCAGATGTACGTGACACAATCGAGGATGATATAAATACTATAACGGAGATTTTGACAATATTTGACTTTCTTGGTGTAGAGACGGGACCAAGTTCAAAGGAGTTATTTATGGACGCTTCTGGATTTCTTCTAAATGAACTCGATTACACTCTAGAGGCGCAGAATGCGTATATATTCTATTCAAATTTTTACGGTACACCTTGGGTTAGGATTCCTAGGGTATTTCGTCAAGTACTTACACCACGTCTCATGGTTATGGAAAGGGTAGATTCGACAAAGATTACAGAAATATCTATCAGTAAGAATGCCGCGTCACAGGCCCTGGTGACTTCATTTCTCATCCAGGTGATGGAACATGGATTTTTCCACGGTGACCCTCATCCCGGGAATGTTGGTATATCGTCACGGGGGGAACTTGTTTACTATGACTTCGGGCTTATGAATAAGCTTCCATCAGACCTTAAAGATGGCCTTACCAAGATATTTCCATTGCTAATATCAAGAGATACTAGCAAGATTGTTGATATACTCATCGAGATAGGTCTAATCGTCCCAACTGCAGAAAAGACGGAGATTGCATTGTTTTTTGATGCCGCGCTGGATTTTTTGCAAAAATTTGACCGAGACACGTTTGATGCCAGACTGGCACAAGATGAACTCTCAAAGTCATTGGCAAGTGAACGCCCATTTCTTATACCATCAAATTTCCTCTTTCTTGCAAAGAGTCTGATTACAATTGATGGAATCTGCAGGTCCCTAGATCCCGACTTTAATTTCATAGCCTATATAGAGCCCATGATTGAAGACGAAATCCCTCAGATAGACTTTAGTGATATAACCCGCACAAGTATAGAGATGCCTATCCGTGTGCGGACTATGAGTGAGACCGTTCAAAATATGGAACGTTCTAGAGCCAATATAAAACGGAAACTTGACAAGACACTTTTTGATATAGAAAATCAGAAAATTGGCCTGGGATTGGCAATTGTTGCAGAGACTTTGCACGACTATCAATATGCAAGCCTGTTATGTTTTATTCTATCATTGTTCTTTATTTTTCGCCGCCGTTGAAGAAGTCATCAACAGATGCAATCTCAACATCAACTACCTTTGGTTCTTCTTCATTGTCATCGTTATTCATAAACTTCTTGTGTTCACCCCATAGCTGGGACGCCCTCTTGCGTTCGTCTGTAAATATCTTGCCGATGGTCTCACGGATACCCTTGAGTTCCTTACGACGACGGTCAACAGCCTTGCGGCGAGCACCCGGCTTTGTCGCCATGGCACGGATTGTCAGCATTTTTTATATATTAATAAAAATATTTTAAAAATTTGTTTCAAAAAACTTAAAAATATTTTTATACAAATTCAAAAGAATCATGAATATCTTTTTCCTATCATGGAACTTTGATGAGTGTTCAAGATTGTATTGTGACCAACATGTTGTAAAGATACTCCTCGAGATTGTCCAGATGCTGTACACCGCACACTGGAGAGTCTCCGGATCACTTGACACCGCACCCTTTACAAAAGACGGCAGAACGAGAGGATACAAACCCGCACATGGTAAACACCCCATGACAATGTGGGTAGGAAACTGCAAAGAAAACTATATGTGGACGGCGAAATTTGGTATGGCTCTTGCATGTGAACACAATCGCCGTTTCAATACCATTCATTCATGCTCTACACATATATTGTGGCTCTTTAAGAATCCGCCTCAGGACTTTGACGATACCCCAAGTGCCACAGCGAGATATGCAACAGAGGGGTTCCCAAAAAACCTCTCTCCACCCCCTATGTGTATGCCTGCCGAATATCACGACAACAACGTAGTAAAGGCGTACCAAAAATATTATATAGGCGATAAATTGCGTTTTGCTAGATGGAAGAAATGTTAACATGTGGATGAATATGGCCTTAAAAGATAAAACCTCTTAAATATAAAAATGCCCAAGATATTCTTCTTGTGCACACATGCCAATCAAGGCACTGGATATGCCCGCTCCGCGGCCAAGATCGTGAATTATCTAGCCGATCAACCCGATACGGAGGTTGTCTATTACGCGTTTCAGAACTACCCCGGGCAAGATATTACCGATAGATTTATAGACCCTAGGATACGATTCATAGACGCCCTAAAGCTAGACCCGGACTCCCCCAGGGGGTTCGGCGATAAGGGTATAGTGCCATCATTTAATGAGGAGAAACCAGATGTCGTATTCATCTACAATGACATATCCGTATGCGACTCCATCTTGAAGTTGTTAGGCGATGTGTCATGCAAGATTGTATTGTTCTTGGACTTGGTATATCCTTGGGAAGACATGACTCGCTTTGAGTATCTACGCCATCGAACCGACCTGTGTTATGTCCTCACAAATTCATGGAAGGAGCACATGGTAAATGACCTCGGATGGGACCCTGATAAGGTTGTGCCGTTTCATCTAGGTGTCGATGCTGCAGAGCCTATAGATACCATCACAGCCAAAGAAGAGTTCAATTTCAAACCGGACGATTTTGTAGTATTGAACCTCAATAGGAACTCGTATCGGAAGCAATGGTGCACGACGATTAAGGCATGGATTAGATTTTGGATTGATAATGATATGAACCCAAGTATAAAATTATTCGTCGGGTGTATGCTAGTTACCGAGGATGGCTACGATATACGCGAACTCATTAAGGTAGAATGCATGAAGAACAAAATCGACCCAAATATTGTCATGAATAATCAGGTTTTTATAAATCCGACACCTTTGACTGCGTCGGATACATACATCCAAAAACTCTACGCAGCGTGCGACGTTGGTATAAACACGTGTTGTGGGGAGGGGTATGGTATGATTAGCGTTGAGCACGCCCTACACGGAAAGCCTCAAATTGTACCAGCTATACCCTCAATAAAAGAGGTGTGCGGTGAGATTTCAACCGTCATCGAGCCGGCTATATGGACAACTATGAGCAGGTTCGAGAGTCATGGAGGAGAGATTGCTATTAATGACCCCGACAAGTTTGCAGCCGCTTTGACAAATGTCTACCTAAATAGGGAACGTGATGATGAGGCAGAAAAAAGGATTGAATTTGTAAAGAAGACATGCAACTGGGAAAAGAATCTTAAAGTTTTGGATAAAATGTTTATATAAATGGTTACAGTATATATATTAAAACTCGAAGGTGGTAAGTTTTATGTTGGTAAAACTAACGGTACCATTAAACATCGTCTTAACGCCCATATGAAATCCAATGGAAGCGCTTGGACTCGGATGTTTAAACCTGTTAGAGTCATTTCAGAAATTCCTAATTGCGATTCATATGACGAAGACAAATACACTATAAAATACATGAAGATATATGGAATTGATAATGTAAGAGGAGGATCATTCTGTGAACCAGAGCTTTCGCAACACAATATCAATACTATAAAACAAATGATTGATGGTACGAGTGATAAATGCTATCGATGTGGCAGAGAAGGACATTTCGTTTCAAGTTGTTATGCAACAAAGCATATAGATGGGCATTATATAAGTGAAAGTGAAAGTGAAAGTGAAAGTGAAAGTGATGAACTATCTTGTTACCGTTGTGGTCGAACTGGACATTTCGCTAATCGATGCTATGCAAGGAGACATGTCGATGGAATGATATTGAATTAAAATAATTGTGTAAAAGTGTTTAAGAATAATGAAAAGTTATATGTAAACGTGAACAATGGCGCGTACCATGTTCGAGCTTCCCAACGACCTCCTTATCAACATCTTTGATAAGAAGGCCGAGCTAGAGATGTCAGAGAGGCCAGACCTCTATATGACCAATCACTACACGACGTGCTACTCTTGTGGTAACCATGCACCCGAAACCAAGTGCCGTTTCAATGGAATCAATTACAAGTTTTGTGACTTCTGTTGGCGTGGTCCGACATTTGATGACATAGGAGAGTTCATTGAATATGTCAACGACTGGCAGACAGGAGATTTTACGCGTATGGAGAAGATGTATCATCAAGCTGTTGCCCCTACCACAAGTGAAGAAGACTGGAACTACTTTTGGAATATAATGCTCAACGAGGAGGAGCGCACCCGCCCCGTTGAATGGATCAAGATGATGTATGAGCGTTGCGGTGAGATGTTCGAACGTTATGTAGATATTGCACCCGGCACTCCTCTGGGTAATGAGTTCATCATTGACTGGGGCGAATCGGATTCAGATGTTGATTCTGATTGAAAACATTTTTTTAAAATTTAAATAAAATAAAAAAAATGTTTTAGAAAATTTAAGTAAATTAAAAGTAGTTGTAAAGAAGATATGGACTCCGCACTTACCCAATTGTTTCTTGCCCATAGGGTTAGTATATTGAAGAGGATCGCAGCCGACTTCTCTCTTGATGAGTCTGTTATACTCTCAAAGTACGCCAATCCAGACCCCATAAAGATGATCTGTATGTGGAGGTCAAACCGTGGAGGTCTCTGTTCAAGTCCAGCGATGCGTGGATTCTCCGTGTGTACTAAACATCATGGCAAGGCGCTTCCAAAGGAAAAGCGGGTTGCGATGGTTCACAATCACAAGATTGGTGAGACTCCTCATACCGTCTGTATGCTCTGTGAGATGTTTGGTAACCCACTGGACCCTAATCGCCCCGAATTAGAGATAGTGTCTTGAACTCTATGCCGCGTGTAATATGACATATTTTTATATATTTGTATATATATATTATCATGGGTGTAATAGTCAATGATACTACTACGCTACCTTCTGGCCTTGAAATTTCAGGATACTATGCTTCTCTTGGTAATACAGGCGAGGTGGTTACTTATAAGCATTATATATCTGGAATTCCAAAATTTCTGACAAGGGGCACCATTTTATGGTGGGCTGACAAGGATGCACGGCTTTCTAATAAGCCTCCAGTACACACAGAATATATAAGTGTAACTAACGACACTGCACCAACTGGTAGTGCATATCAGTTAATCTATGATAAGTTTAAAGAGGAACTTACTAATTTTACTGATGACCTGTAATGGTATATATTAGTGGAACTTGATTCGACATTTAACACATGTAAATAAATTAATCCTTTCGCCATACATTAACAGACACCTTCATTGACCCAACGTCACATGGTTTGACTTTCGTCCACCCTTCGTTATGAAGTTTGAACTGGGCGGTGCGACGGGACACGCCCCATAGTTTGGCAAGATTGCGCGCGCTTCGGATTGTTCCAGGATCCATTGGTAATTTATTATATAAATAACATATTCTTTATATAATAGATGGTTTTCGTCCAGCAATGGTCTGGGTGTATATCTAAGACGAGCACTAAATTTGATGTGAATGTACATGCAATTTCTGGCGTGATAAAGACCGCCATGGGTAACATATCTGGTATAGGTGATATACTTTCTAATGTTGATGATACCATTCAGTTTGTATGTGAAACGACTTCATCAAATAATAGGTTCATTAAGGCTGAGTTGAGTCAGTGTGGTACCATGCTGGTTGGAGTGTCTATGTACGCGGCTGCTAAACGATCGGGTGTGGCATGTCTTAGCAGGTACACAACAAAGTTGCATTGCAAGATGATTTCGGCCAAGGTTAACAAGGATGAAGAAAAACAGGTCGAATATATTAAAAAATATTTTGATGAAAAATTTAACAGGATTATAAGTCACAAAAGAGCGCCATCAGGATTATGCGGTGTCAAAGAGGTTGACTCTCCGCCCAAGTTGAAAAAATATGAAGTGGCATTGGTAGATGATGATTCCGAATGAAAATGAAAATGTAAATATATATTTGAAAAATTTTAAAATAATTTTAAAAGAAAAAATTATATAATTTTACAAGATGTTCGCATTGATATATTCAATTCTGTTGAAGTTGCGCCCACGAGCAGCATATGAAGATTCCGAAGGGCATGATAAACGCATTGTGATAGAGCCCCATCTATGTGATATTGAAAAGGGGTTAAATTCGTAAAATAGTTTACTTCAAAGAAGGCCGTTGTGGAATACATTAACCGACTCGCACATGTGACATGTATTCGAAATGATTTATTTATTTTTTTTTCAAAAATAAATTTTGTAGAACATTTATCTTAAAATATTTCATATATTTTGAAATATAATATTAGTATAGTTCCTATTGCTTCTGTCTACATCCTCACAACCGTCTGTGCAGGTGTTGACTGGTCCTGCATGGTCTCATCACTCAAAAGCGATGTGCCGTTGATATCAGAGATATTAAATTCTCTAACGCGGATACATTTCCATTCGTTTGTGAAAAAAGGTGTACATGGGTATCGTCATCCGCCCTGTCGTCGCCCCCGTAGCTCCAAACATGCAGCGTCCTTCCTAAAACATCCCCCACACACCCACTCGTGTGGGGGGTGAGTCCCTTGTAAGAGTACAAAGGTCTCCCTCAGGCACTTCTTGCACACCTGCTTATCCAGCATGGACCCATAATATGAAATACATCATTTTTTTTTAATGCTTCATGATGGCCATCCTATATTTGCTCTTTGCAAATCATGTCATACCGCCTATGACAAACCTTATTTATATATTTTGTAAAGGATATGTCTTTCACAGAATATATTGGGTATGATATGTTGAGAATATCTT